TATGTTCTTGTAACAGTTTAGCCATACTTTCTGTTTGGCCGCCAGCATCATCAGTGTCAAGGAACCTTGACGCAGGATCCATCATAAATACTCTATCATGATAAATAACACTAGCCACACCATTTATAGCCCATACTTCATCAAAGTGAACTCCGTGTGATTTTGCAAGATTATAATCAAACCAGCTTTTACCCATACCAACTATGGCTACTGATTTACCCTTCAGACTGTCAATTTTTTCCATGTATTTTTTAAGATACCGTAGACCTCAATGAATCATACCGGTACTCATCTCTCCTTCCGCGAGCTTCTGCAAGATTTTTCAATCTAGTTATTTCAAGTAAAAAGCGTTGCTCGTACTGCTGTTGCATGTCACTTTCACCCTTCAAAAATATATTAGCTTCTACTAATGAACCATATAATAAAGCATTTCTTGCATTCTGTGAAATCCAGGTTCCTGTAGTATCTGTAACTATTGAATTTGGTTTATAAAGATAGTGTAATTCTACATTATAAGCTTGATCTGGGACTGGGCTTACAATCAGTGTAGAGCCATTGTTAGAGGCTGTAGACAGTTCTTTATCAAAATCTGCGTAGTATAGTGGTCTTGATCTTTCAGTCACAGCTGTAGGATCTACAGCGTACTCACGCATAAACGTAGTATGTTTTTTATCTAAATAATGGTAATCACCATCACCATCTATTACAGCTAATGAAAAAGACATTTGAAAATCACTAGGAGCTGTTAGGTAGGTGTTACCAGCAGTTAATATACCAGTAACATTTTTGCGAAAGTAATCTAATTGAATTAACTCAAATATTCTATCTTCTGCGTTTTTTATAAAATCATCAAGAGTAGCTACAAATGTAGTTTCTTCGTTTTGAACATAATTTTGTATTAATGTTTTTAATTGAGCTAATGTCATGTTGTAGTAATTGTAACTGTCCCTAATGATCCTGTCATCTTAGGAGTTGTAAAATTAGTTGGCAATGTTGATGGGTTCATAAAATTAGAATTAAAAATAGATGAACTTACTACAACAACAAAACCTTCTCCTTCTTCTTGATCATTGTTAGGTCTTGGTTTATATAATGCTTCTGGATCTGCTTTAGCAGTTAATGGTTCTAATTGTGGATGTTTAGGCTCATAACATTGAGAACAGACTTTTGCACCAGTCCATTCTTCTTTTAATTCACTTAATTTGTACTCAAAAGCACATCTATCGCATAAAGCTTTTGCAAACTTACCTAAAGCGTAAGCCATTTTAATTCATCCTAGTGTAAGGTCTTACTCTAAATGAAGCTCTATCTTCATCCTGGTCTGCAGCTCTACGGAACTCTTCTTCGTATATAGCCTTTAACTGTGGAGTAAGCTGTGGATTCTTTTTTAATGATATGTAATAAGCTAAACCTGCAACAAAACAAGGATAAAACCTAAAAGGCATATCCATGGTGTTTGTAGCCTTATCTGCATCATCCATTCTTACTATTTTGTTGAACACTAGAACATCAGTGCTGTTTTCAGGAGCAGGCCATACTTTTAATACTGGTGTAGATAACTTATCAAAAAAGAATTGTGATGGTCTAGATTTCGTATTTTTGTTAGGGATATTAATAAACTCAGATCTACTTATTCTATTAATGCTTATATCTGTTGTTGTGCTGTTTACTGTTCTACGAACTACAACATCCAACACATCAATAACATTTGCATTTAACGTATAATCGTTTTGTCCTTCTACAACTGTTTCAGTTGCTTGTTCTATAGTCCATTGATTTAAACCTCTATTAGCCCATTCTGCTAACATCAGATTTACACTGCGAATAGCTGTCTTTAGGTCATACCCGGTTCTAAGCTCTAAACCACAACGCTCATAAGCTTCTTCAATAAACTCAGTTACGTTTGGTTCAAAATTTGTGCTGCCTGATAATGCCATTATTTATTATCCTCCTGGTTATACAAATTATCAAATGTTATGTTTGGATCTATATAACTTTCATGTTGTTCTGCTGAATGCGTCCATTGAGAAGGCATAAAGTCTGGAGCTCCCTCACCTACACGCCACAAGGCAGGATTTGTAGCTCTTACTCTATTATTTGGTAAAGCTACAAAGTTACCAGTATATTCACCAGCATCTGTTAAATATAACACATGTGACTGTTTATGTTGAGCCGGATCATCAGCTATAGAGTTTTTAGTGTAATCTACTGTAAACAAATACTTACCCATGTGAAACTCGCCACCTATTTTACAAAGCCATGGTGATGAACTTACTCTATCTAAAACTACAACAGAATGATCATGACTCAAACAATCCCATGGTTGAGCTAGGTGATCTTCCATAGGAGTTGGCCATTCTTCTAATGGTATATCTGCAACTAATCCTTGGATAGGCATTCTTGCCCACATAGCACCACCATGAACATTTGGTGCATTTTTTTCATTATCTATTTCACATCCAGTAAAAACCACTTGAAAGGATAAAGATCTATCTGGAATTGTATTAACACCTATAACGAGAGCATGTAGATACTCACCGTGGTAGTTACTGTGGTTGGCTGTAAATTCTTTTCTTACCCAACATTTAAACTGAGGTATGTTAGAAATTAAGTATGACATGTAAGGTGCAAATTAAACTTTGCCGCCTTTAGCCATATATTTAGTCCCTTTCATAGCTCCGCCTTTAGCCATATATTTGGTGCCCTTCATAGCACCCCCTTTAGCCATATACTTAGTTCCTTTAACAGAACCTCCCATTGCGTAGCCTTTAGTTCTTTTAAACATTTTATTCTCCTAACTTATTGTAGTTACTTTTCTACGGTTGTTCATAACTTTACCACAGCCTTTAGCTATAAAACCACCATTTTTCTTTTTAACTCTGTTTTGTGCGGCCATTGATCTTTCTATAGCCATACCTCTTTTCTTTTCATAAGAAGATAATTTGCCATCGTTATTAAGATCAGCTTGGGATTTATTTTTTATCATAGGTCCTCCTGTGGACTTTTTTTGCCAATTAACTTTTTTGGAACTAGTTTTTTTCTTTATAGCTTTTGAAGCACCTGCTTTTTTGCACTCAGCCATTGTTGGTCTACAAGCAGGATAACCTCTTTTTTCACCTTTTTTTCTACCGCATGGTTTACCAGTTTTGCAATCAACCCAACCTTTTCCATCATTTTTGTTAAACCAATCTCTTAAATTTTCTTTTGCCATTACCTTAGTCTATTAGTCATTACAATACCTTGACCTCTTATAACAGGACCACCTTTCGCTTTATTTGTTCTTGATTTATTACCGTAGTTGGCTGCACCAACTTTTCTGCATTGTACTAATCTACCACTTGCATAAGCACTAGGCCAAACTTTAGCAGTACGCTTTACTTTGTGATAACAAGCGTCTTTTTTAGTTTTAGATTTAGCCATTTAACAATCCCAATCTTTCCTAGCCCAATAATTAGCACTACATCTATCTGTAGTACCACCCATTCCGCCACTACGAGCGCAATATGATTTTTTTCTTGATTTAGTGTTTTTATGCATACCAAGTTTGGCATCACCAAAGGTAATTCTTTTTACTCTAGAGCTTTCGCTACTACAACCTTTTACAAAGACTTCTTTTCTTTTTTTACCATAACCAGGACTACCTTTTGAAATAGCCCTGGGTCTGTTTAAAGTTACTGTTTTGCCTTTATATTCAGCCATTCATCTTAGCTGTAATCTTTAATTAAAGTTAAAACTATAACGTAAGAATCTCCGCTAGTATGACCAGTTGTAGTCAACTTGATATCACCTGTTTTACCAGTACCAGAAGTATTTTGTATACCTCCAAAACCTGTAAAATCTTCATCTGTTGTATAGTCTGAATTAAGATCCCAACAGATAGTATCTGTAGTTGCATCCCATAAAAGCTTTACACTCATTCCAAAAGTAGAATAAACAATTCTACCAAGCTTAACGCCTGTACAAGCTTGACCATTAGCAGTGTTAGCAGCTAAAGCACTAACATCCACTTTTGTGACTGCACTTTCACCAGTACCATCAGATGTATTAGTAAGCTGTATAACAGCTATTCTATTACCATCTTGTATTGTTGTTGAGGTTACTGCGTCTGCCATAAATTACTCCTTACGCGTCAGCAAATGGAGTTACCACAGTACCAGATGCAAGGTTAATACCTTCTACCGCGTACTTGGCCGCACCTATTGCTGTAACTTTAATGATTGTTCCAACTATTCCGCCTTTAGTTGAGCCATTTAAAGTTATAACATCGTTGCTTGCACCTGAGAAAAATGCTTTTCCTGCTGCATCGCTTTTACCCATAAGCACTCCACCTACAAACTTATCTGTTCCGTCAGTTTTGATATCTAAGTCTGTAGCTGCTGTTTCAATTACAAAAGTAAAAGTAGCACCTAAATTATTAGTTTGGTTAGGGTCGCTATCTTCACCTGGAGCTGTTGCTACTATGCTTGGTAAAGTAAACTTACCATCTGCATCGTTACAAGTTAGAATTTTACCAGCGTGTGAATTTACACTTAATGTTGTATCTGCGGTTAAACTAACTACGTTAGCGTTACCTGCTGAAATAAATCCTGCTAGTGACTG